AAGTGTCTATTGGGGCAGACTCCGAGGGCAGCACGGACCAGGCGCTGTAGCGGACCGACTAAGCAGTAATGCAAAGTGGGATTCGCTAACCTGGACCGCTCGTCTTCAGCGGGTTATGCCCGCCGGAGAGTTCCTTCTGCCCAACTTAGGTTGGACGGAGGAATTTAACGTCCTCGAACCTGGCGCCGAGGTACCCGTAAGGGTAATCACGGTGCCTAAAACGCTCAAGTCTCCCCGAGTTATCGCCATTGAACCTACTGCGATGCAATATGCGCAGCAGGCTCTCAAGAACGACCTCGTTGACGCTCTACGAGAGGATGACTTCCTCTCGCGCGTTATCGGAATTGATGACCAGGACCCTAATAGGGAAATGGCCATGGCAGGGTCCCTCAGCGGGGACCTAGCCACGCTCGATATGAGCGAAGCTTCCGATAGAGTCTCGAATCAGCACGTACGTGCGATGCTCGCTGACTGGCCTCATTTGCTAGAGGCAGTTGATGCGTGTCGTTCACGGAAGGCTGATGTACCTGGGCACGGAGTAATCCGTTTGTCCAAGTTCGCGCCTATGGGTTCAGCTCTTTGTTTCCCCTTCGAGGCGATGGTATTCCTTACCGTCATCTTCTTAGGGATAGAACGAGAGCTCAACACACCGCTTTCCCGTGCGGACCTAGAAAGGTTCGTCGGGCAGGTGCGTGTCTTTGGGGACGACTTGATTGTCCCCCGAGACTATGTGCTGTCCGTCGTCGACGAACTGAGTGTTTTTGGACACAAAGTTAACGTCGCCAAGTCCTACTGGACCGGTAGGTTCAGAGAATCTTGTGGGCGGGAATACTACGAGGGCCAAGACGTTAGTATCGTCAAGGTCCGAGAGGTACTTCCGTCACGACGGCAGGATGCTGGTGGTGTAGTTGCCACCGTCGAGCTCCGAAACCAGTTTTACTGGTCTGGGCTCTGGCGGACGGCGGCGTGGTTGGATAGCTTCTTAGGGGGGATGCTTCGGTGTTTCCCCAATGTTGCGCCAACCTCACCACTGCTTGGCAGGCAATCTGCGCTGGGTTATCAATTCCAGACGCTAGACCCTCACACTCATGCCCCTCTAGTCAAGGGGTATAGAGTAGTGGCCGTGCCTCCTCCGGATCATCTGGAGGGACGCGGTGCCTTGCTCAAGTGTCTCGGCCGGTTTGAGTGGTACGACCGTCGTTTTGACGATCGACCGCTTTACTCCGGCGTCTGCGTTGCGAGCGTGGATGAAGAGCACCTGGAGCGTTCTGGACGCCCCGAGCGCGTCGACATAAAGCTCGGGCGGGGATCTCCCTATTAAGGGAGGTCGGGGGCCTTTAAGGCCCCTGCAGGAGGAGGACGAACGTCCCTCTCTGCTCCGCTAGAGGACCAGTGTTAGCCGGTCCAAAGGTGGGGCTCTTGCTTTCTCAACAGCTAAG